CCTCACTTATAAATAGTTTACCCTCTAAATAATAGTTTTTGCTACCCGAAGGTTCTGTTAATAATACGTCATAAAACAAAATACTTGGAGTAAAAGTCGCAGTATCAGTATCAGACAATGAAATATCTACAATTCCACCTGATCTATTAGTGTATGCAACTGTCCAATCTGCATATTTTGTGGAACGTGATTCATCATAAACTTGTGCAGCTACAGTATATCCAGTTAAATCTATAGCTGTTCCAGTAGAATCTTTAAATGTCAATCTAATAGGAAAGTCTGCTCTCCTATCTACAGTAAAATTCTTTTTTCCTGGAATAATTGCCATTGTTAATCAGCAGCTTCGGCAGTATTACCTTCAGCCACCCACTCAAGGTACTCTTGATAATCTTTATTTGTTTTATCTAATGGAATAAACTTTACTCCTTCTTTCATAATGGTGACTAATTCGCCAGTATCTTTATCGTTTTTTAGTTTATATATTGGATTTGTTGGATATGCCATAATTTAAAGCTCCGCATTAAGAGCAAATGTACCTGTACCAGTAGAGGTATGATTAGCAAAAGCTAAAAACACCATATCACCTTCAGACAAAACACTGCTATTTAAATCCATGTTTATAAAAAGTCTATTTTCATACTCATTATTATAAGTCCTTGTTGAAAAATTAACTGGATTTGCCATATTTCCATTTCGATATTCCATACTAATATGACTTGAGTTAGATATTTCTATTGTAGGTGTACTCCTCATTTGCACTGAAGTTTCGTATGCGGTGTTAGCGTCATCTGCATCTTCTACTTTTGCAGACATTATATAATCTTTGTTCGCATTTTTTGATTTCCAAATTACAAAATATCTTCTACATAAAAGTAATTCTTGAGCAAATGTTCTATGCTCAAAATCTGTAACTACGCTACCTACTTCAACTTGAAGTCCTGTCAAATCAAATGTAGATGCTCCAGCAGTTAACCATGTTGATGCCATATCAGGTACTTTTGCTGTTCCGCTATACTCAGCCCAAGCATTTTCTGAAGAACCTCCTGTATCATCAGTACCTAAAAATTTATAAAAGTTTAAATGTAGTCCTTTATCAGTATCAGTGTCAAATTGAAGATTTGAATTTCCAGGTACTTGTGCTGTAACTTTTGTCCAAGTATTAGCAGATGGTGTAAAAGGAATATT